AGAAACTCCTGAGTATATGCCTAGCAACATTGAACAGAAAAGTTGGGTGGATGAGAGTGGGGATAACATAACAGATAGTGGTATGGGGAAAGAGGGAGCCCCTAACCCTAACTGTGAAGATTTATTATGTTCGCCTAAGTTTTGGGTTCCAGAACGCGGGCTTTGTTTATATTGCGGCATACGCAAGTAATTATTAATTTTATTGAGGAGTATTCAACATGGCAATTAGTACACGTTTATCTATGAGACTAGGGCATATAGAGTTAGAATCAAAGGCCCAATTAAGTGAGCAATCAATTACTATTTTAAAACACAGATATCTCAAAAAGGATAGTGACGGTAATCATGCAGAAGATCCTGATGGTATGTTTTATAGAGTTGCATCAGCTTTAGCAGAAGTTGATATAAAATATGGAGCCTTGCCAGTTGAAATAGAGTTTACTACTAATGATTTTTTCCAAGCAATGAAGAATCTGTACTTTTTACCTAATTCACCCACTCTTATGAATGCGGGGATCAATGGCACAATGTCTGCTTGTTTCGTTCTACCGTTAGGCGATAGCATGCGTGATATCATGTCGTCAGCAACTGATACTGCAATGGTGCAAAAATACGGTGGAGGAACAGGCTTTGCTCTTTCTCAAATTAGACCAAAAGGGGCAAAGATTAAATCCACACATGGCATTGCATGTGGTCCTATTGCCGTTTTAAAGCTGTTAAGTGAAGTTTCTAGTCTTGTAACACAGGGAGGTAGGCGTGATGGGGCTAATATGGCTGTTATGGACATAAGGCACCCAGATATTTTATCGTTTATCAGATGCAAAACTGTAGAAGGGGACATCCATAATTTTAATGTATCAGTAGGTGTTGACTCTAATTGGATGAAAGCCGTTGAAAATGATATGGACTATGATTTAATTGACCCTCACACGAATCAAGTTACTGGGCAGTTGAACGCCAGAGAAGTATTTAATGAAATCGTCCAAGGTGCTTGGAAGAACGGAGAACCGGGGATGATATTTCTTGACCGTGTTAACGAGGATAATGTTGTAATTAATAAATATGGCCCAATGATAGCCACTAACCCATGCGGAGAACAACCATTGTTAGCTAATGAATCCTGTAACCTTGCTTCCATAGTCTTAAGTAAGTTCTACATACCCTCTACAAGGCTCACAGATTGGCGTAGACAGTTTGATTGGGAAAAGCTGGAGTCTATTACCAAAACCGCTGTCCACTTCCTCGATAACGTTATAGATGCTAATGCATATGCTACAGCTGATATTGAAGAAATGACAAAGGCAACACGCAAGATCGGGTTAGGGGTGATGGGGTTCAGTGATTTACTTATACAGTTCCGAGTTGCTTACGACAGTGCTGAAGCACGGCAAATTGGGAAAGAAATCATGTGTGCTATTCAAGTTTGGGCTGACGAAAAGAGTTCGCAGCTTGCAGAACAACGAGGGGCCTATCCTGCATGGGATGAAACTGTGACACCAAAACCTTATCGGAATGCATGCCGAATGACCGTGGCACCAACGGGGACTATTTCCATGATTAGTGATTGTGCTAGTGGGATAGAACCTACTTTTGCTCTAGCATGGAAGAAACAGAATATACTGGAAGGACAGTCTCTTCAATATGTCAACAAATATCTTGCAAAAGAACAATTCTGTACTCCGGAACTATTGGAGTACCTTTCTGATGGTGGGACTCTATCAGATGCACCAGAACATTTTAATATTCCAGAATGGGCGAAAACAGTCTATGTGACTGCACCGGAAATTGCACCAAGAGATCATGTGTTAATGCAAGCAACTTTCCAAGAATTTGTTGATTCCGGCATCAGCAAAACAATTAATTTCCCAAATAGTGCAACGGTAGAAGATGTTGAGAATTCCTACTTTTTGGCATGGCAATCTGGATGCAAAGGAGTTACAGTATACCGTGCTGGAAGTCGAGAAAAGGAAGTGTTAGTCAAGGGAAATACAGAAGAAGATACAGAGCATGTTTGCCCAGATGGTGGTACACCGAATATTGTATTTGAGTCAGGGTGCGAAACATGTAGATCCTGCGGATGGTCATTATGCCATATTTCATAAGAAAAGGAGAGTGAAAGTATGATAGGTAATATGCTTAACGGTAGAGAACAACAGTTTTTAGCAACACGAGATGAGTTGACTAGTACATGGAGAATTTTAAATACATGGCATGACAGCCTCAAACGGATAAATCCAGATGATGACATACCAGATGATTCCCCAGCAGTAACTATACTGACTGAGGGGGCGTACATTGCATTGGTAACAGAATCCGCTAGGTTGGGGTTATTAGAAAACGTATCCTACAGTAATTTTGAAGATATATCCCCCTTATTAGATGAGGCTAATGCGAAAATTGAAACATTGAATGCTGAAATTCAAAGTCTTCAATCAAAGACGGTACAACTATCGGAAAGACCACAACACTCAGAAGGGTATGACTTAAAATCGAAGGCTATGGATAACATTTTGAAATTAGCAGCGTTAGGGGATGTTACTAATTTAGGCGATAATTAGATTTTAGCTCCCGTATGAGTAAAATACCTTATATTGACTAAAAGCGAGGCTTATTGTGAAATTGTCAGATTACATGCCAGAGATTCCGGCATTGGCTGCTCAGATGACAGAGCTAAATAGCCAAATCAACCTATTAAGCATGATGAAGGCTACTTCTACTTCCCAAACCCCATCGTTAGGGCTTGATGGGATGATAAATAGCCATCTAAAGTCGCAGATGCACTACCGAGAACAGATGGCAAATGAGCTCTCTCAAATAGCGATGTCGGTAGAAGAAATTAGAGCACCGATTAGCCACATCACTTCTGAAGTATTTAGAAGAGGCTTTGAATGGGCAGCGCTACATGACTCTGCTGATAAAGAACAACTTGTCAATTTCCAATCATTTATGAAGTCATGCAATAATTTTGGCCAATCACTCGAAGAGGTGTTACGGCAATTTCATACAGATATAAACATTTTAGATGATGGGTTTTTGTTTTTAAGCAAAGAATATCATTGTGGAGATGATGGAGTTATTACCAGCCAAATGAAAGAAATTCGTAGATTAAATCCAGCTTTAGTGGAATTTGATCTTGATAGCTCTGGACATCCAAAATGCAGTCACTATATTTGTGTGATTCATAGAGATGCAGTATATGAAAAAGAAGGGGCCTGTGAAGAAAGTGGCTGTGCTTTACCTGTAAGGCCAGCAATGTACTATTTCAAACGCAAAGGTGGTGAACTGCTATATCTCTTGGAATCCGAAATCGTTCATATGTCAAAATTTAACCCATCGGAGACCTACGGTTGGAGCCCCATTCTTACAGTGTTTGAAAAAGCTCTAACTTTAATCGGGATGGATAAAAATTTATATAGATATTTCTATGAACGTAAAGCCCCTGCGTCTATGTTAATGGTAAATACATCTGATCCAGAAGCATTACGCCGTGAAAGAGAACACATAGCCGCCCAAGTTAAGGCAGATCCGAATTTTATCCCTATGGTGGCCGTAAATACACAAGACGGTAGAGGTAGAGTAGAACTTGTACGACTATTCCATACCTTGCAAGAAATGGATTATATGCCTATTAAGGACGAGATTCGTGAGCGGATTGCAGCTATGTGGGGTGTATCACCTGCATGGCAAGGCGCACCAGATGCATTTGGGGGATTATCTAGCCAAACCCAACAATTAGTTGTAATGTCGAGAGTGGTTGAAGCAGATCAGTCAATGTTGCACAACAAAGTGTTCCCAATCTTACTTGAACAGTTTAACATTACTGACTGGTCATTACAGCTTAGGGTTCCAGAAGAAAAAACAGAAGCCACTAAGCTATCCTTCGCACAACAAAGAGTTGCGATGGCAAGTCAACTAAAGAATATGGGTTTTTCTGTCACAATCGCTAATAGCAATGACTTACTAGGGGTACCATTAGAAGATGCGCAATTTGTTGTATCAAACACGGATGAAGAACAAACTCCAATGCTTGAGGAAGGTCCAAAAGAAGTAACTGAGTTTGTTAACCAATTACCAGACCGAGACATAGATGAGTGGGCAGCAGCAAGAGAAGAAAAGGGGGAGAATAAACAATTTGGCTATCGGGGAGTACCCGGTA